GCTGATCATCGATGAGGCCCAGCACCTGTCGGTCGCGGCACTGGATCAGATGCGATCGATTCACGATGCAACCAACTGCGGGCTGGCGCTGGTGGGCAACGATGCGGTCTACACCACCATGACCGGCGGCAATCGTGCGCCCTACCTTGATCGGCTCTACAGCCGGATCGGCAAGCGGGTGCGCATCGGCAGCGCGACGGCCAAGGACACGGACGCCATCATCAGCGCCTGGGGAATCGACACGAAGGACTGCGTCAAGCTCATGCGCGATATCGCATCGAAGCCCGGCGGGCTGCGGATCCTCACCAAGACGCTCCGTCTCGCGGCCATGTATGCGGCCGGCGATCAGCGTCAGATCTGCTGTGCCGACATCCGCGCCGCCTGGCGCGAGCTGACCAGCGTCGAGCTGAAAGTTGCTGGGGGTGCCGCATGAGCATGGTCAGCCCAAGAAACCGCGAAGTCTTCAACCAGACCACCGCCGTCCGCGATGCGATGGCCAAGCTCGATGAGCTGGATTGCATCGTCACCGATATCCGGATCGGCCAGCACCAGCCCGTGATTCTCATCGAGAGCAGCGAGCGCGCAACGGCCTTGCCCGGCGCGATCTACATGCGCGAACGAGTCCGGGGCCAGCTGGTCACCACCTGGGTCGCGCGGATCTGCCGCTGCCAAGTCCGGTGGACGGATCCGCTGCCGGCCAAGCTCGAGAGCGTGGGGGTGCCGGCATGAAGCGCCTCAGCCCAACTGCAATCGAGCGCGATGACGGCTGCATCGTCGTCGCTGAGCCGACCGTCTTCAAGCCGCTGGATCGATTCGAGCCGCCGAAGCACACCGAGCTGATCGTCCTGGTCGATGACCCGCGCGAGCCGGACTTGCTGATGGACTTCGGGGAGTGGGACGGCAAGGCGTGGCGCTACGTCGGTGACTTCGTGGCTATCAACGTGCCCGTCCGGTACTTCGCTGAGCTGGTGAAGCTGCCGAAGCTCCAGACCGAAACGATGGAGGTGGCGGCATGAGCCTTCGCGGATACATCTCAGTCGAGGCTGAGGTTGAGGTTGCGGTCAGCGACCTTGTCGATCGCCTGTCGGATGAGGATATCGAACAGCTCTACCGGGAGCAGCAGTCCGGATCCCGAGCCGGCGACCTCAGTCATCAGGAGATCGCCCGTTGCCTGGCGCGCTCAATCGAAATCGGCGATGGAAAGGCGGCTGCGGACTACGCGCACCGCCTCTGTATGGACCTTGCCGGGGTGCCCGTCCTTCGGCCCTTGGCGATTGGCCCGGCACCCTGGGAGAGGAGCGCAGTATGAGCAAGATCACCATCAGCGCCACCCTGAACGAGGACACCGGCGCAATCGACATCGACGTGTGCGAGCTGAAACAGTCGCCCAACGAGGCCTTCAACCAGTTCTGCAACCAGCTCGAAAACTGCCTGCTAATCGCTGCCCGCGCGGCTCGGTTCAAGTTGGAGCCTGGTCGCAGTGTTCACCACGGCTCGGTGCGCGTGCAATGAGCGGCGATCCGTTCAAGGGCGAGACCGACCTGCGGGCGCGTCAGGCGATGGCGAGGACCTTCGACAAGGACCAGTGCTATCGGGCGCTCCATGACACCGAGCTGCCTTTCCAGGTTGTCGCCACCCTCTCGAAGCGCCTGCGGGACCTGCGGGCGATCGAGGGGGCCGAGCCTGCGTCCTTCCATCAACCCCATCAGCCCGGAAAGAACTCAACCAGTCCCGCTTGAGGGAAAGGAATTGCCGTGAGTCGAGAAACCGAACAACTGCTGACCGTCCTGAGCCGCCACATCGGGGCTCGCAACGGCATTACCGCCGAGCGGCTTGCCTGGCGTTTGTACGGTGCCGGTGCGACCGAACGCGACCAGCGCCAGATCCGCAAGCTGGTCGTCGATCTGCGTCGGGAAGGCCATCACATCTGCGCGGACCCCGGCCACGGGTACTTCATCGCAGAGACGGCCGAAGAACTCGACGACACCTGCCGATTCCTGCTGCAACGATCCATGACCACGCTCAGCCAGATCAGCGCCATGAAGCGCGTCTCCATGCCGGACCTGGCCGGGCAATTACGAATCAACCTGGAGGTTAAACCGTGAACCCGAACACCCAAGAAACCACGCCGACTCTGGCCGATATCGAAGGGCTCTGCCGTCGCTACGCCGATGAGCATGCCGCCCTGTCTGAAATCGTCACCGAACTGCAGGACGAGATCGACGCGGCCAAGCGCAAGCGACTGCGCTCGATCAAGGCCGCGGTGGCCCGCACGGCCGACGCCCGCAGCAAGCTGGCCACCGCCGTCGAGCACGCGCCGGGCTTGTTCACCAAGCCGAAGACGCTGACCATCAGCGGGATTAAGGTCGGCTATCGCAAGGCCAAGGGCAAGATCGAGTTCGACGCACCCGATGCCGTCGTCGCTCGGATCCGCAAGCACTTCGGTGACCGCTTCGATGACCTGGTGTCGGTCAAGGAGACCCCGCTCAAGTCGGCCCTGGCCCAGCTCTCCGGCGCGGAGCTCAAGAAGCTCGGCGTCACCGTCGAATCCGATACGGATGAGGTGGTGGTTCAGTCGACGGCTGACCAGGTCGATCGTCTGGTGAGCGCGCTGCTGGCCGAAGCGGAAGAGATTGAGGAGGCGGCATGAAGAAGCTGGTCATGACTGTGGTCGAGTCCGAGGAACAAGACGGCAACGTCTCGATTAATGTGGAGTTCGATCCACCTCTGTCGGAAGACCCGGAATACAGTGCCACGCCAGTTGCTGCTTTCTGTGACCAATTCATGAGCGCACTCGGTGCGGTGATGAGGGAGGCCGGTGGCAAGGTCGAAAAGGTGTCGCATGGGTGAGATTGCAATAAAGCCGAACCCACTCACCCAAGCCGTCCGGATCGCGCTGTGGGAGGGCGCGATGCTGACCCGCCTGAAGAGGGAGGTGCTCGATGGACGTCTGTGACCGCGCCCAGCAGCTCGAGGAAGCAGCCCGCGCGGCCGCCCTGACCCAGCGCAAAGCCGACACCGCTCCAGCCAGCCCGAGCGGCGTGTGCTTCAACTGCAAAGAGCCGCTGGACGATGGAGATCGATTCTGCGACGAAGACTGCCGCGATGACTACGTTCGCCTGCAGGCCCGTCGCGAGAACGATCGGATCCTCGAGGGATTGCGGTGATGAGTGAGCGCGCCCGGGCTCTGGCGCTGCTCGCGATCTGCTTCGCCGGGCCGCTTTGGATCATGGCTGAGTTTACCCTGTTTCAGGGCCTGATCATGGGGGCCATGACCGTTTTGGCCTGCCATTTCCTGGTGGATGGCGGCTCATGAGCAAGATCCCAGAGCCACAACGTACCCGCCTCATCCAGAGGTTATCGTCCGGATTCGGGACGGCGAAAATTGACATCGATGGCCAGCGAGTCGAGTTTCAGCCGCGGCTCGATAAGCCGCTCAGTTATCGACTGGTGCCGTTCGTTAACGGAACGTTCCGGGGTGCCTGGCTCCTGAGCAATCCATCACCGGACACACCTGATCTGGAGATTGGCCAGCGCCTGTTAAGGCCAAGACTGAGAAGGCTTTTCAGCCCAACCGAGCTCAAGGAGCACAATAAGATCCGCCGGATAGCGCGCTTGCCGCTGATCTCCAAGGAGGAAAACGAGGAACCGTATCGGGACCTCTGGCACTGCCCGAAGAGGCTGGTCGCTCACCTGGAGAAGGAATTCGACTCGATCGAGGTCCTCGAGGACGGCCATGAATAGCAGCGAACTCCGCCGCCGCGACCTGGCCAAGATCCACGTTGCCAAGAAGGAACTGGCACTCTCGGATGAGGACTATCGGGCGCTGCTCTGGTCCGTCGCCCGCGTCCGCTCGGCCGGGCAGCTTGATTCCGCCGGCCGGCATCGCGTGATCGAGCACATGGTGAGCCGGGGGTTCAAGCCGCGGGCCAAAGGCCGGACCCGGCCGGCCGCAAGCCGGGAGTTGATGGTCGCGAAGATCCGCGCGCTGCTGATCAACGATGCGGGCGGCCCGCTGCCCGACACCTACGCCGACGCGATCGCGCGGCAGATGTTCAAGGTGGAGCGCTTCGAGTGGTGTACGCCCGAGCAGCTGCACAAGATCGTTCAGGCACTCGAAGTCAAGAAGCGCGACCGTGTCAGAGCCAAGAAAGCGGAAGCGAAAATCAGCTCATGAGCGACCTACTCTATCGGCGCAACAAATTCTCCTGTCTCGAGCAGTCTTCTCATTCTGCGGCCGATCAAGGTCTTGTCGATGTCATCGAGGCAATCACCCAAGACTTGGAGGCGGAGCTTGAGCTCTCTGACGGCGTCCGTATCGCTTGGGTGAATGTAGCGCATCTCCTCCGAAAAGAGACGGTGATCTTCCGAGATCGTCTTGAGTCGAATGAGCGCCGGAATTCGCTCTGGAGCCACGCTAGATATCCAGTTTGTGGGGTCACGAATGAGCCGAGGCAATTCACATTCCGGCACTGTACAGGCTTCGTTTTTTCTCCAGTCGTCCCAGACGCCAACACAGTCCTCCTCCAGATCTCTCGCGAAGACAGACAGCTGTTCCCGCATTCCAACCCAGAAAGACGCTTGGTCTTCCTCTCTCTTTTTGCGGTGAGATCGCAAATCCAACGAGTGAAGGATGAAGGGCGTCAGGAGAGCGACGATCGCTACAAGGAACTGCGAGCCAATGAGCAGCCACTCCCTTGTGATCTGGTTATTCGCAAAGCAGGTCATGTAGAGAAGCGTTTCCATCGTCCAGCCTTGATTGGAGTAGGTCTATCAGCGAGTTTCGCACAGAGAGAGGGCCTGTACGGATGAACCTTACCTGCCCATCCTGTGGCGCGAAGTCCAGCCTCGAGGCGATGACCGAGGACGCGTCCGCGCGCCGGGTGGCGGCGCTGTTCGGTCAGATGCAGCCGGAGATCGCTCGGGTGGTGCCGGGTTACCTGGCGCTATTCCTGCCGGAGAAAACCGGCCTTCGATGGTCCCGGGCGGAAACCATCCTCTCGGAGCTGTTGTCCATGATTCGGGAAGGTTACAAGCGTGGGGGGCGGCGTGTTCGGCCGTCTCCATCGGCATGGGTGCAAGCGCTCCAGGAAGTCGCCACGCGGGATCTCCGCCGGCCGTTGAAGTCGCACGGCTATCTGATGGAGGTCGCGTCGGGTCTGGTGACCCAACACGAAGCGGCTCAGGAGCAGGCGCACCACGACAGTCTCCGGCAAGGCAAACGCCCGTCGCGGCAGGTTGTCGATGAGCCCGTCAGCTCGATCGACAACGCCGTTGCAGCCGTCTTGCACCGCTTCGAATGCGGCTACTTGACCGAGGACCAGCGGGATGCCGAGATCGCGGAGATCAGAAGGGGTTCTGGCGATGGCTGATCAGCGAGACTTGATCAATTTCGAAGACGATTTGACCGACCTGCTCGACAAGGCGGGCCTGGACAATCTGCCCAAGGACCGGTGGCCGCAGACGCTGTCAGACTTCATCGACGTGACCGAGGCCGCCCTGGCATCGGGCCGATTCACTGGCGAAGATGCTACCAAGCGCGCCGCCCGCCACGTGGTCGCGGCGCTGGCCGAGTACCTGGGCGCGCGACCGATCTATCTGCCGAGGGGCGATGCGCTGAAAACCGCGCTGCTCCACCAGTCGATCTGGCATGAGTGGGACGGCCGCTCCGAGACCAAGTGGGCGCTTGCCAAGCGGCACAAGATGAGCGTGCGGTCGATCGAGCGCATCATCGCCGAGCAGGCGGCATTGCACCGGGATCGGTTTCAGGGCAAGCTATTCGCGGACTCTGATGAAGGGCGGCAAGGATCCTAGCGATGCCGAACTACTATCGCGACGCACTCGAAGCGCTGGGCTACGTGGGCACGGTTAAGGCCGCGAGGAACAAGTTCAACACGATCGCCGCTCAAGCCGACGACCCGCAACTGCGAGAACTGGCCGCCGAAATCATCAACCTGATCGACCGTGGTGATGTTTCACCAAAACACGAACCCATCGGCGATACAGACCGCATCCGAAACATCCGATCGGTTCGTAAGATGAAGCGATATTGCGAGTCGAAAGCCTACGCCGACTGATCTCTAGCGACGCACGTCGCACCCCTAGTAAAGCCCGTTCTATCTAGTCTTGGTCCATCGCACACGATGGATCCAAGGCATGAATTTCCCCCGCTTCGAATTCGCTGATCTGGTGAGCTGGATCCGGGCCTGGCCGCTGGCGGCCGTGGCCGTTGTTCTGCTGGCCCTCGTCATCCTGTCCGATATCGCCCGGGTCGATGTGCTGATCTGGGGCCTGACGAAGGTCGCGGCGCTCGGGTATCTGGGCTACTGGATCGATCGCTGGCTGTTTCCCTACGCCCGGCCCCATGAGTTCTGGTGGCCTGAGGGCGATGAGGACCCGCCGGAAGACCCGGTGACCGAGCTTCAAGACTTCACGCCGGACATGGATCCGATCGGCGGTGAGATCGTCTCTAGCGGCTACATCGATCCGACGCTCCAGATCCGTCGGGCGATCATCATCGCCGCTTGCATCCTGACGGCCACGCTGATCCCATGATGCGCCGGCGCTCCGATTGGTGGCTGCTCAGGCTGGTCGCCTGGGTGTTCATGACCGGCTTCGCCGCGCTCGCGTTCGTCTACTTTCTGGCGTTGCAGGCCGCGCCGGCCGTGGCGGCCGAGCCCGTGCATCGGGTCTCGGTGCCGGCCGTTCAGCGCATCACCCTGACCCGAGAAGCCCAGCGCATCTGGGGGCCGGATGCTCCGGTCGCTCGCTTCGCGGCCCAAATTCATGCCGAAAGCACCTGGCGGCCTGGGGTCTGTTCGCGCGTCGGTGCCTGCGGCCTGGGTCAATTCATGCCGGAGACCGCACGCTGGCTCGCCACGCTCTACCCCGATCAGCTCTACCCGGTGGCCGTCGAGGACTGGCGCTGGAGTGTGCGCGCGCTGGTCGTCTACAACTTCCGTCTCCACCAGGCCGAACAGGGCTGGCAATCGCACTCTGATCGCTGGGCAGCGTCCCTGGTCAGCTACGTGGGCGGTGGCGGCTGGGTTCGGCGTGAGCGCCGCGCAACTCAGGCCGCCGGCGATGACCCCGGCCGATGGTGGGGTCACGTCGAGGCGCATTGCATCCGCGCCGTCTGGGCCTGTCGAGACTCTCGCCACTACCCGCGACGAATTCTCTGCGAGCTCGAACCGCGCTACATCCGGGCCGGCTGGCCCGGGCACAGCCTGGAGTGTCCATGAAATGGCTCGCACTGACGCGCGTCTTCCGGCTCGGCTCGATTCTCAAGGTCTGCGTGCCGCTGGCGCTGGGCTTGCTGGCGGCCGGGTTCTGGACCGGCCAGCAGTGGCAGGCCGGCCGGCAGGCGCAAGCCGAGCTGGAGCGCGTCGAGGGTGAAATTGCCAGCCAAGACCAGGCGGACGAAGCGGCCCGGACGGAGTCCGCGAGCTTCGAGCAGCGCCGCTCCGAGCGGCTCAGGATGGGCCGGATCACGGATGCCGAGCTGCGTGCGTTCATCGCTGATCGCCCTGAGCTTTGGGACTGCGATATTGGCGATGACGGGCTGCGCCTCATCGAGAGCTGGTCAGCGCCCCTTTCCCCAGCTGCCGCCGAATCTGACGGCGGCCTGCGAGGACCTGCCCCAACCGGCCAGCGGCCAGCTGCCCGACCTGCTGATCAACCTGAAGGAACGGACTGAACTCTACGCGGACTGCGCCGATCGGCACGCGAGCCTGGTGCGCATCACCACGCCGCCGCCGGCCGTGCCGCCGTGGTGGCAATTCTGGAAAATCTGGTGGTGATTGATGTTTGACTATGACGCGCTTCGATTCTGGCTGACGGCCCTGAGCGTTCTGGTGAGTTCCGGCGCGGCGATCTATGCCTGGTGGACGGCCCGCAATCGCGCCACATCGGAAGCGATCCAGGCCCTCAAGGCGGACCTGGATAAGGCCGAGCGCGAGATCGATCGCCTGAAGGGCAAAGTCGACGCCATGCCGAACCATCGCGATATGGAAGACGTGAAGGGCGAGCTTTCCGGGCTCCGGGCCGACGTGGCCAAGCTCATCGGCTCGATGGCGCCGCTGACGCGCATGACCGAGCTGATGACTGAACATCTGATGAGCGGGCAGAAACGATGAACAACTTTCCCGACCTGGTGCGGGCCGATCGGCGGCTGGTGATTATCCGGCTGCTGGCCCAAGCGGACAGCTACACGGCCAACCAGTACCTGCTCCACGCGGCCCTGCCTGGCTTCGGGCACAACGTGTCCGAGGACGTGGTCGTTTCCGACCTGGACTGGCTGGAAGAGCAAGGCCTCGTGACGAACGAGGACATGGGCGGCGTTCGCATGGTCAAGCTGACTCGGCGGGGCGATGACGTGCAGGCCGGCCGGGCGAAAGTGACCGGCGTCAAGCGGCCGCGGCCGGAATGAAACACCTGGTGTTTTCAAATGGGGCGTAAGTCGACCATCAAAAAGCTCGACCCGCGCATCCGCGAGGCGGTGGATGCGGCCATTCGTGACGGGCGGGCGACGATCGATGAGCTGGTTGAGCTGATCGAGCGCCACGGGGGCGAGGCGAGCCGTTCGGCCGTCGGGCGCTACGTCAAGAACACCAAGGCCCAGATGGAGAAATTCCGTCAGGCCAAGGAGATCGCCAAGGTCTGGGTCGGCAAGATCGATGAGGACCCGGACGGCGATGTGGGGCGTCTGATCTCCGAAATGCTGCGCACGGTCGCCTTCCAGACGATCAGCAACTTCGACGATTCCGAAGAAGGGGCGAGCGCCGGCGAGCTGATGTTCATCGCCAAGGCGATCAAGGAGCTGGCCCAAGCCGACAAGCTCTCCGCCGATCGAGAGATCAATATCCGCCGTGAGTTCGCCAAGAAGGCGGCCGAGGCCATCGAGAACTCCGAGGCGGTCTCGGGCATGACCCGGAAAACGGTCGACGCGATCAAGCGCGAGATTCTGGGCCTGGCATGAGCACCACCGCCGCCACCGCGCTGCCCGACATCGAGCAGCAAGACATTCTCCTCCCCTATCAGAAAGAGGGCCTCGAGGCGACGGCCGCCAATCCCGTGGTGGTCTGGGAGAAGTCCCGCCGAATCGGTGCCACCTGGGGCATCGGTGCCGATGCGGTGCTGACGTCCGGTGCCCAGCGCGCCGCCGGCGGCATGGACACCCTTTACATCGGCTACAACCTGGACATGGCTAGCGAGTTCATCGATACGTGTGCCATGTGGGCGAAGGCCTTCGGCAAGGCGGCCAGCGCGGTGGAGGAGTTCCTGTTCCGCGACAAGACCGAGGATGGCGACAAGGACATCCAGGCCTATCGCATCAATTTCGGGTCGGGCTTCGAGATCGTGGCGCTGGCCAGCCGGCCACGCTCCCTGCGTGGACGTCAGGGCTACGTCATCATCGACGAGGCCGCCTTCCACGATGACCTCAGAGAGCTGCTGAAGGCCGCCCTGGCGCTGCTCATCTGGGGCGGTAAGGTGCTGGTGATTTCGACGCACGATGGCGTCGACAACCCGTTCAATCAGCTGATCGAAGACATCCGCGCCAAGAAGGTGAAATACGCGCTCGTCCGGACCACCTTCGACGATGCGCTCGAGCAGGGCCTGTTCCGCCGGATCTGCCTGGTCAAGGGTGAGGCCTGGTCGGTCGACGGAGAGCGCCTGTGGAGGCAGGACATCATCGACAGCTATGGCGATGCGGCCGACGAGGAGCTGTTCTGCATTCCGAGCAAGTCCGGTGGCACCTGGTTGAATCGATCGCTGATCGAGGCGCGGATGATCGACGGCCCGGTCTTTCGCTGGGAACCGCCGACGAAGGACTTCACCACCTGGCCCAAGCACCAGCGCGAAGCCGAAATGCTGGAATGGCTCGAGGCGCACATCGGGCCGGAACTCGACAAGCTGGATCCGGATCTGCAATCCGGCCTCGGCGAAGACTTCGGCCGCACCGGTGACCTGACCGTCTTCGCCCCGCACCAGGAGCGCAAGGATCTTACCGTCCACCACCCGTTCCTGGTCGAGCTGCGGCAGTGCCCCTTCGAGCAACAGCGCCAGGCCCTGTTCTACATCCTGGACCGTCTGCCGCGCTTCCGTAAGGCGGCGCTCGATGCGCGCGGCAACGGCCACTACCTGGCCGAGGTCGCCATGCAGCGCTACGGGGAGCTTCGCATCGAACAGGTCATGTTTACCGAGGCCTGGTACCGCGAGCACACCGCGCCCTTCAAAGCGGCGCACGAAGACGGCACGATCGAGTACCCCCGCGATGCCGACGTGCTCGATGACCTGCGGGCCTTCAAGGTAGTGCGGGGCGTCCCAAGGCTCCCGGACCAGAAAAACACCGGCAAGGACGGCAACAAGCGCCACGGCGATGCCGGCATCGCCTTGCTGCTCAGCCATTTCGCATCGCGGCAAGACGCGGTCGAGTTCGATGTGCAGCTCGCCCCGAGCCGGCACAGCGACGAATACCAACGCGCCCGCGATGGTGGCGACGACATGGATCTGCAATTCGACGGAGGCGGCGCATGGTAGAGATCATCGGCATTGACGGGCAACCGCTCCGCAGCTCCAAGCCGGAGCGCGAAGATCAGACCTCTCGGATCGGCTGGCTCCATCGAGAAATCGGAGAGCACCCGACCCGTGGGCTGACGCCTCAGCGCCTGGCCGCGCTCTATCGGCGCGCCGAGGAGGGTGACCTGACCGCCCAGGCCCAGCTCGGCATGGACATGGAGGAAAAGGACGCCCACCTGTTCGCGGAGCTGAGCAAGCGCCGGCTGGCCGTCCAGTCCGTCGACTGGCACATCGAGCCGCCGAAGGATGCCAGCGCTCAGGAGAAGCGCGCGGCCGAGATCTGCACGGAGATCCTGACCGACGCGATCGACCTGCAGGACCTGCTCTATGACATGACCGATGCCATCCTGCACAGCTACGCCGGTTGCGAGTATCACTGGCAGCTGATCGATGGCCTCAACGTGCCGACCCAGCCTGAGTTCCGCCCGCCGGACTGGTTCCAGACCGACTACCACGCTCACCAGTACAGCCGCCTGTTGCTGCGGGATCAGAGCAGCAAAGGCACGCCGCTGCGGCCGCTGAACTGGATTCTGCACGTGCAGCGTTCACGCTCGGGCTACCTCACCCGCGCGGGCCTGGTCCGTGTCCTGGGCTGGCCGTTCCTGATGCGCGCGCTCTCCACCCGCGACCTGGCCGAGTTCCTCGAGATCTACGGGCTGCCGCTGCGACTCGGGAAGTACCCGGCCGGATCGACGGAGAAGGAAAAGGCTACGCTGCTCCGCGCGGTGGTCGGCATTGGCCACGCCGCCGCCGGCATCATCCCGGAAAGCATGAATGTCGAATTCAAGGAGGCGGCCAAGGGCGCAAGCGGCAACCCCTTCATGGAAATGATGCAATGGGCCGAGGGGTCGATCTCGAAGGCCATCCTGGGTGGGACGCTGACCACCAGCGCACAGTCGACCGGCCTGGGCTCGAATCTCGGAGAGCAGCACAATGAGTGCCGCAAGGAGATTGCCCAGAGCGACCGCCGTCAGCTCAAGCGCACGATCGAGAAACAGCTGCTCGCCCCAATCACCGCGCTGAACACCACGGCCGAGCGCGCGCCGCTGTTCATCTGGGACGATGAAGAGCCGGCGGACATGAAGATGATGGCCGATGCGCTCCCTGGTCTGGTGAAGTCCGGTCTGCGAATCTCCCGGGCCTGGGTCCACGATCGCCTCAAGGTGCCGGAGGCCGAGGATGCCGACGACATCTTGCAGGCACCCGAGCCGCCATCACCCGAACCGCCTGGCGCCGCCAGCAGCACGGCCGCGGCCAACGTGCAACCGCCTGACCGGCCCGCTGCAACCGACGCGCAGACCGCACAGCTCAAGCAGCTCGGCAGCTTTGCCGATCGGGCCATCGAGGGCTGGATCGACCAGATTCGCGAAATCGTGAACCAGGCCGAGTCCCTCGAAGACCTGGTCGAGCGGATCAACCAGCTGTTCCCGGAGATCGATGAAGACGGCTTTGCCGAGATTCTGGGTGATGCGATGGCCGCGGCTCACATGGCGGGCCGGTACGACATTCTCCAGGGCGCGTAGTGGCCACCAGCGCGCAATACGGGGCCCGGCCGTTTCGAGAGCAGCTGGAGTTCTTCCGGCAGAAAGTCAGCCTGCCGACACGGGCCTGGACCGACGTCTACACCCGCCAGCATGACCTGGCCTTCATGGTTGCTGGCGCGGCGAAGACGGACCTGCTGGCCGATCTGCGAGCCGCCATCGAGCGCGCTATCTCCGACGGCACCACCCTCGAGCAGTTCCGGGCGGACTTCGACGACATCGTCCAGCGCCGCGGCTGGGCCTACAACGGCGGGCGGAACTGGCGGACCCGCATTATCTACGAGACCAATCTGCGCACGTCCTATGCCGCCGGCCGGGAAGCGCAAATGGCCGATCCGGAGCTTCGTCGCCGCCGGCCCTTCGGTCTGTACCGGCACGGCGGCGCGCTGGAGCCGCGGCCGCATCACATCGAGAAGGACGGCTGGGTCGTTCCTCTCGATGACCCCTGGTGGGATGAATGGACGCCGATCAACGGCTGGGGCTGCGGCTGCAAGAAGTTCATGCTCTCGCAGCGCGATGTGGATCGCCTGGGGCTGAAGGTCATCAAGCCGCCGCCATCCCCGCGCGTCGAGCGCGAGATTGGCACCCGCGGGCCGAGCCCGCGAACGGTCAGCGTGCCCGAGGGGATCGACCCGGGGTTCGAATACCGCCCGGGGGCGCGTGCCATGCAGATCCTGAACCAGGTCGGGACCTCATCGCCGCCGGCGATCGCCGCGGCTTATGCACAGGCCGTCGCGCCGATGGTTCAGTTGATCTTGCAGCGCGAGTTCGACAGCTGGATCGAGCGCGTGCTCCGCGATCGACAGCCACGCGGCGCGCTGGCGACGGTCGGTTTGCTGTTGCCCCTGGAGCTGACCACGCTTCGCCGCTACGGCATCGAGCCGCTGCGGACCGACATCAGCGTCGAGGACCGGTTGATCGTGGGCCGCAAAGCGCTGCGCCACGCCGACGCCGGTCGAGGCCTGTCCGACCGCGAATGGTCCAACCTGCCGACCCTGCTCGCAAACCGCCAGGCCGTCCTGTTCGATCGGGTGAACGAGAACCTGCTGTTTGTGCTGTCGACCGAGGGCGACGTGGCCAAGGCCGTGATCGCGCCGGACTTTCGGTCCCGGGAAGGATCAACGGTGAACTCGGTTCGGACGCTGTTCCGCACAAGCGCCCGGGCGCTGCGGGACCGCACGCGCTACGAGCTGATCTGGGGGGCGATCGATGAATAGAGCAGCGAGCGGAGGGACGGCAGCTCCCTCATCCAAGATCCTAACGCGCCTCTTCCCGAGGAACGCGATACAGGGTACTCGTGCTGGCGCGCCGATTTTCCAGCGTCGCTCGCCGAATCCTGAGCATAGCAGGTTCCCGGCAACACCAGGCACGGAGCGCGATCATGGCCGGCACTGAGATTCGGATGGAGTCCAACGCGGCCGAGGTCGCGAATTTCTTCGCCGCTTTCGCCCAGCGCGTCGATGACCTCGAGCCGTTCTGGCTCGAGGTGGCCGAGTACCTCCAGCTCTCTCACCGGTATCGCTTCGAGCTGGCGATCAGTCCCGACGGCCAGCCCTGGGAGCCGCTGGATCCGGATTACCAGCGTCGCAAGAAGCGCAACGCCAGCGAAATCCTGGTCCTGGACGCCTTCCTACGCGATCAGCTCGCGGGCGAGGCGACTCCCGAAGGGCTCGAATTCGGCACCAACCGAATCTACGCCGCCACCCACCAGTTCGGCGACCCGGATCGCGGCATCCCGCAGCGCGAGTTCCTGGGCATCTCCGACGATGACGAAGGCGAGATCCTGCGGCTGGCCCAGGAGCACCTCGAGTCGGTCATTCAGTCGACCGCCTCAGATCGCCTGTGAGGCCGTTTTCGGGCCTCAGGGCACCGGGAGTGAGGAAAAAGCGATTCAGGGGCCTTTGCAACGGAGTGCAATGGCTTTGCAACGAAGTAAAAGAGGACACGGAGCGAAAGGATGAGCGCAGAGATCGAATTCAAGCCCGGAGACAGCTTCGACCTGGTCAATACGTCGCCGCTGGTGATGGAGGGGCCGTCGGGTCCGGTGACGGACTTCACGGGCTGGACGGCCGCGGCTCAGGTTCGCCTTCGTGACAATCTGGTCGAGGATCTGGCCTTTGATTGGTTGGACGCCGCAAGCGGCCTGTTTCGCGTTTACGCACCGGGCCCGACAGATGACTGGCCCATTCCGGCGGTCGAGTGTGACATCCAATTCACGGCACCCGACGAAACGATCGTTTCGACAGAGACCTTCATCATTCGAACCGTCAAGGGTGTGACGCGATGACCCTCGAGCTCGCCCGTCGCTACCGATTTGCAGGGCCGCTCACGCTTGAGGCGAAATTCGGTCGGGTTACCCTCTACGCGGCGCGTTCCAGCGTGGGGGTCTCGCTGCCGGCGATCGTCCAGGGCGCTCAAGGGCCCGCTGGGCCGACTGGTCCAGTCGGCGCGCAAGGGGAGCCCGGACCACAAGGGCCAGCTGGCCCATCCGGCGCTCCCGGCCCACAAGGGGAAGCCGGGCCTGCTGGGCCCGCCGGTGAAACGGGCCCGGCAGGCCCCATCGGGCCCGCTGGGCCGGAAGGTCCGCCCGGGGCAAATGGCCTCGATGCCAATATCTATATCGGTAGCGGGTTTGATGGCTCACCGCTGCAAGCCTTCGTGCCGAATAATTGCGTGCTGTTTGGCGACGCAAGCGCACCGCAATCCGGGCAGGTTCCAGGCGCTGCCATTGGGCAGCTTGATTACACGTTCGGGCTGAATTTCGTTGCTTCGAATACGACCATGAACATGCTGGCGCGTGCCTATATGCCGAACAGCAACGGCCAAGGCTTCTATTTCGGGTGGGGCATCGACGCAAACAACTACGTCTATTCGTTTCTGACGAGATCAGCGCTGACCTGTTTCGAAGTGGTCGGGGGCGTGCAGACTCAGACCGCAAGTTATTCGATTTTCAACGGATTGGTAATGTCCAGCAATTGGGACGTGCTAACCATCGGCTCGCATCAGACAAACCGTGCTGCTCGAGTTGCATCGCTTTTTCGACCCCACGGGCAGGGAGATTCGTCGCTATGGGCCGGGGAAATCCCACCAATCACTGACGCCACGCTGAACGATGTTCGAAACTGGAGTTTCGTCGGCTTCGGTCACAACTTCGAGACGACCTATCCGATGGCCGTCGCGATAGGCGCCAACCAAAATATAACCATTACTGACGGCGCACCATGATCCTGATTATCCCAGAAGGCGAGCAGTTCGACCCGGCAAGCGCCCCGGATCATGTCTTGTTCTGGCGCATCGTAGAGCGTCGATTCGATCGAATAGAAGTTCAATCTAGCGATCCCGAAGCGCTTCAACGCTGGGCCGCTAGCCGTGGTTACTACACGCCAGAGTCAGTCCGATCTGAGCAGCTCTGGATCGCGCTCTATCAGACTGATCTGGCGGTGTTCGCGGCCGTAGAGCAGATGGTGGAGTCGAGTACCCCGATTCGCCTGGCCACCCGTGCCGCCATTGTGAGGCGTGTCTCACAGACTGTCGCCGGCCTGCGTGATGCCTTGCAGGCGTCAGGCTTTGACTATGTGGACGACGCCTGGCTTGATCGGCTGTGGCAAGCAGCGATTCAAATCGAGACTTGAGCGACGGATTGATCGCCATAGACGAGGCGGGCATATTTAGTATCCTGCTGTCTGCTGTGTCGGTTTTCCTGTTCCTCGCCGTGAAGTCCTGGTTTATCGCGATTGTCGGCCTGGCGTTAATGATCTGGATGCTTGTTCGACAGAAATAGGGCGAAGGCCAGCGGAATAGCCGACAGCGACGGCCGTCGCACCCAGCACATAGCGCCCGGCCCTGATCATTCGGGGCATGGCCAGATCCCAAGTCATTGTTCCCTTCGCTGCGTGTGCCTTGAAGCTCGGATCCGCTTCGCGCGAGATCCAGCTCCTGCCGGCCGGCGAATTCACCGCGCTCGATGGTCGGCCGCATGACGTGGCCTCATGGAAATTCGACGCGGATCAGGCACAACAGTGGATCGCCGCCCTGCGGCAGCGCCGCACCCCGTTCGTCATTGACTACGAGCACCAGACTCTCCAGACGGCCGACAACGGCAAGCCGGCACCGGCCGCTGGCTGGTTCACCGCCGCCGGCCTGGAGATTCGCAACGGCGAACTCTGGGCCACGGATGTGGAGTGGACCGCCGCTGCCAAGGCAGCAATCGAGGCCAACGAGTACCGGTTTATCTCCCCTGTTTTCAAGTACGACAAATCCTCTGGCGTGATCACCGGGCTGGTCAACGCCGCCCTCACCAATTCACCCGCAATCGACGGCATGGAGCAGGTTCTCCGGGCCGCCGCGAACCAGTTTGCAAACCACCAGGAGACCGACGTGGATCCGAAAGAACTCCGCAAGGCGCTCGGCTTGTCCGAAGACGCCTCAGACCAGGACGTGCTCGCTGCCTGTGCGCAGCTCGTTTCCGAGCGCGATGAACTGAAGACCGGCAATGCCGATCTCGAAACCCAGCTGGCTGCCGCCAATCAGCAGCTCGAAGACACGGGAAATCCGGACCCGGCCAAGTTTGCGCCAATCCAGGTCGTGAATGATCTCCGTGATCAGGTCGTGGCCTTGAGCCAGCAGGTCACCGGCGATCAGGTCGATGCACTGGTGACGGCCGCGCTTTCCGACGGCCGGCTGTTGCCGGCTCAGAAAGACTGGGCAACGGACCTGGGCAAGAAGGACATCGCCGCCCTGAACGCCTACCTGGAGACCGCAACGCCGATCGTCGGCCTGCGTCAACGGCAGAGCGAGGCCGATGCCCAGCGCGAAGCCGCAGCCAGTGAACACGGTTTGACAGTCGATCAGCTGGCGATCTGTAACTCGCTCGGGCAGGACCCGGCCGAGTATGCGAAATCCCTGAAAGCCCTCGAGGAGGAAAGCTCATGCCGCTGACCCGCGATCGCAATACCCCGCGCCGTGAAGGCGAGGACTTCTTCCGTCAGGTTGCCGCGGACGCGGTGATCTTCATGGGCGCGCTGGTGGCGCTGAATGCTGCCGGCCATGCCGTGCCGGCCAGTACCGCGACCGGCCTGGTGGCCGACGGCGTAGCCGAAGAGCCGGTCGACAACACCGGAGGCGCCGCTGGCGATCTCAACGTGAAGGTCCGCAAGGGCATCTTCCGCTTCGCCAATTCCGCCGGCGGTGATGAGATCACCATCGCCCACATCGGTGACACCGCCTACATCGTCGACGACGAGACGGTGGCGCTGACCGACGGCACGAGCACGCGCTCCGCTGCCGGAACCATCGTGGACGTCGATTCCGACGGCGTCTGGATTCGCATCGCTTAAAGGAGTTCGACGACATGCTGATCAATCAACAGAGTCTGCGGGATCTCTTCGTCGGGTTCCGTAACGACTTCAACACGGGTTTCCGCTCGGTCGAGCCGATGTGGAACCAGATCGCCACCCTGGTGCCGTCGATGACGGCCGAGAACCTCTACGCCTGGCTGAAGCAATTCCCCCAGCTGCGTGAGTGGGTCGGTGATCGCTTCATCGAGAAGATGGCCACCGAGGCCTACCGCCTGCCGAACAAGAAGTTCGAATCCACGGTCGAGGTCTCTCGAGATTCGATCGAGGATGACCAGTTCGGCGTCTACTCTCCGATGTTCCAGGAGATGGGCTTCGCCGCGGCCGAGCATCCCGATCACCTGGTGTTCGGTGCCGTGGCGGCCGGGTTCGATGAGCTCTGCTATGACGGCCAGCCGTTCTTCGACACGGACCACCCGGTCGGCGATGGCGTGGTGAGCAACATGCAGGCCGGCGGCGGCACGCCCTGGGTCCTGCTGGATCTCCGCCGCCCGCTGAAGCCCTTCATCTTCCAGCGCCGCCGCGACTACAACCTCGACGCCATCACCACCAAGGACAACGAGAACGTGTTCATGCGCGACACGTACCTCTACGGTGTCGATGCCCGCGTGGCCGCCGGCTACGGGTTCTGGCAGCTGGCCTACGCCAGCCGAGCCGACCTGAACGAGGCGAACTTCAAGGCCGCCCGGGCCGCCATGAAGGACATCAAGTCCGACGCGGGCCGCCCGCTGGGCATCCGCCCGACGCACATCCTGGTCGGCTCCAGCCGCCTGGATGAAGCCGAGGCGCTGATCAAGCGCGCCAATGGTGCCGGCGGCGAAGGCAACACCCTCTACAAGGCGGTGGAGATCATCGAATCTCCGCACCTGGACTGAGGGGCTGAGCCGTGATTAAAGTCCGCTCCAAGCGCCGCTCCGGATTTTTCCGGGGCGGCCTGAAATTCACCCCCGAGGCGCGCATCCTCACCGAGCCGGGCGACGATCTGCCCGAGCACGCAACCCCTGACCTGACCGAAGATCAGTCCAAGGCGATTCGCGCCGAGACTCGATTCCTGGACGTTCAGGAACTCTCGGCCGAGGACATCGAGCCGCTGTCCCACGACGAAAAGCGAGAGCTGGTCGTGCGCCACGCTGCGCGCAATCTGGGCAAATCCGAGGCCGAGGTGAAGAAGGATCTCGACCAGGCCATCGCCGAGCAGACCGCCAACGCCGCGGGCGACCAGGCGAATGCCGAAGATGCCGGCCCCGATCCGCACGCCGGCTCCGAACCTACCGACGCTGAAGGTGATTCATCGACGGCCGAGGATTCGGGCGTGGTCAGCATCAACACCGCCACGGCCGATCAGCTCGCCGCCGTCAAAGGCATCGGCCCGGAGACGGCCGCGGCGATCGTCGCGATGCGTGAGCAGGAGGGCGAGTTCAGCTCGATCGCTGACCTGGTCAAAGTCTCCGGCCTGGGCAAGGCGTCGGTGAAGAAGCTCGCCGGCCTGGTCACGGTCTGAGCCCGCCATGTATCTGACGGCCGCCGAATTGATGCAACGCTTCGATGAGTCGGAGCTGGCGCAAGTCGCACCGCCCGACTCCGGGCCGCGCGTCGAAGCCGGCCTGATGCGGGCCGTGATTCTTGGCGAAAGCACCACGGCCTGGGCGGCCGATGAGATCGCGGCCGCGCAAGAAGGCGTGGTCCGGATCAACGAAGCGATCACCGATGCCGGGCAGCAAGTCGATGGCCACCTCGGCCAGCGCTACACGCTGCCGCTCGACCCGGTCCCGAGCCTGATCAAGCGCCTGGCCGCCAACATCGCCCGGTTCTATCTGCATGACGACGGTGCGACCGAAGAGATCGACAGCCGCTACAAGGAGGCGGTCCGAGTCCTGGGCCAGATCCGCGACGGGAAGATGAGCCTGGGAATCGATCAGCCCGATACGAGCAAGACCGGATCGGCCGAGATCGAAAGCGCCGACGTTGTCTGGCGGCGCGATCAGTCGAATGGATACATATGACGACCGGCCCGATCGCACTGGAGCCCATCATCGAGCGGCTCGAATCCCAGCTCCAGGACTGGAAACAGTTCGGAGGCGCGGCGGACCTCGAGTCCGCTCAGAAAGGCAAAGCCCAGATCACGCCGGCGGGCTTCGTGCTGCTGGCGAACGATCAACCCCGTCCGCCCGAGGGCAGCACCCAGCGCGTGATCCAGAGAGTGATTACTCAATTCGGCGTGCTGATCGCGGTTCGCGACTACAAGCGCGCCGACCGTGGCGCCGGCCAAGCCGAGGAGCTTCGCCAGCGCGTCCGGGAGGTCCGATCGACCTTGATCGGCTGGAGACACCCGGACTGCAACACCAGTACCCGGCTGGGCGGCCGCTGCCGCTTGCTGGGCTTCCGCGAGGGCGTGCTCTGGTGGCAGGACATCTATTCCGCTGAATACCACGTAAGGAACTGACATGGCCAAGAAGACTTTCGACACGCGGCCCGCCGATGGCGGCAGCTACCGCAAGACCAAGGACGGCAAGTTCGAGCGCATCAGCCCGGAGCAGAAACCGGACCCGGGCAAGACTGCGCGCCGCAAAGCGGCCGAGCAGGCGGCCAAGCAGGCCGAAACCGCGACCAAATCCACCACCGGCTCGAAGGCCGGCTCCAAGGAGTAAGCGACCATGCCTCTGGAAACCATTGATCTCCGAGCGCTGCGCTCGAAAATCGAAGCCGTCGAGGGCACGCAAGAGACCCTCGCAGCTGCTGACGTGGTCCAGTTCCTCGAAGGGAGTGTCCAGATCAGCACGGACAATCTCGAGCGGAACCTCGACCGCCCGGCCGGCGGCGCGCGGCCCTATATTCCCATCCGTCGCAGAGCGCTGATCACCGGCATGATCGAGCTGACGGGCGCGGCAACCGCTGGAGACGCCACGCCGCACACGGACTTCTTCCGCCACTGCGGCCACACGTCGGTCCTGAACGTGACGCCGGCCAATCAGGAGCTGACGCCGGTTCTGACCGGATTCCCGTCGATGACCCACGGCTTCTATTGGGCCGGTGAGTTGATCACGGCGGTTGGTGCTCGCGGCCGTTTCACCTCGATCGACCTGGCCATCAATGACTACGCGAAAGCGGGCATCGAGGTGCTTGGCAAGGTTCAGGCCTATGCGGAGCAGTCGGTCCCGTTCGATGACGTTTCCGCGTACCAGGAGCCGACGGCCCTGATCGAGGACAATCTCCAGATCCTGCTCGATGGCGTTGCCCTCGAGGGCGTCAGTCTCAGCCTGGATCCCGGCATCAACCTGGCGCTCGCCTACCACTCGGAGGCGGTGATCAGCCGCCAGACCACGCGAGCGGTGACGGGAACGCTACGGGTCTATCGGCCGCTGATTGCCACGTCCGACATCCGCTCGATGGCCCAGTCCGCTTCGAAGGTTCCGCTTCTGGTCGATGTGGTCACTGGCACCGCCGCTCAGGATCTGTCGCTCGAATCGGCTTCGGTTCAGCTCGGGGAACCCCAGAATGTCGACATCGACGGCCTTCGTGGCTGGGACATCCCGGTGACGTTGCTGCCGGTGAATAACAACGACGACTACACCCTGCGCTTCGGAAGCCGGACGTAAGTCATGCGCGCGCCGATCTCAGTCATCGTCCTGGTGCTGGCCAGTCTCGTACTGGCCGGCTGTTCCCACAACCTGCATCGCAGCAACGCGGAGCAGGCCTACTACAACGCTCAGGCCGCGAAGGCGGCCGAGCGCCAGCCCATCGTCGAGTTCGTCGCACGCCCGGGCGAGGCGATCACGCTCGCGGGCGTGGAGCGCTTTGCCGTGTATGCACCAGCCGATTCCGAGCCGATTCGGCAGTACCAGGCCGGCCCGCATCCTGGCGTCCAGGCGCTGCGCATTCTGGCCGATGCCGGGCTTAAGGGTTTCGGGATCTCCAGGCTTGCTGACTTCGGCATTGCAGCCATCGAGCAAGCCGGCGGCAACAGCGCTGTAACGACCACGGTGGGCGGCAACCTGGGCGACACTCAGACCTCGATCGATGAGAGCCGCACCCGGATCGATGATCGATCCGTCCGCGCTCGAGACATCCGAGGCGATGAGACATACACCCGCGGCGATGAGACCGTCGATAGCTGTATCGGCTCTGCGTGCCGCAATTCATCACCGGGCCCGATCGACCAGAGCGACAACAGCGATAACAGCGACAACTCGACCGAGAATCCACCGCCCGCACCCGAGCCTGATCCAGGCGGGGGCTGACTGTGCGAGGTGAATTGCCCTGGAACCACCTCAGATCCAGATCATCCTGGCCGCTGGCTGCGATCTAAACACCTGGGCATGACTGCCGTGAACAGAGCGGCACCCGAATTCCGGCCGCAGCAATGGCCACCATTCCAGGAGCACAGAAATGCCAGTCCGTATTCAGATTGCTGACACCTACAAGCGCAAGGTCAAGATCGAGTTGCCGGGATCCGGCAC